TTACGGGGTAATGCCAACCGCTGCCGCCACTTTGTCGCCACTTGGCAGCGTTGCCAGAGGATTGAAACGGAGCGCCGTTTCCAGATGATCCGGTGCCAGATGAGCGTAACGCATAGTCATTTTTATATCGTGATGTCCGAGGATTTTTTGCAAAGCAAGGATATTTCCACCCGACATCATGAAATGCGCCGCAAACGTATGGCGCAGAACGTGTGTCAGTTGACCGCGAGGGAGCACAATAGACGTTTTTTCCATCACGGATAAAAATTGAAAATAGCAGTCTGTGAAGAAATTGAACCCATCAAGCGCCATGACCTCTTCGTAAAGCTCTTTACTGATAGGGATGCTTCTGTTTTTCTTCCCCTTCGTTCTTACAAAGGTAATTCGGTATTTGGTCACCTGTGAACGAGTAAGATTTACGGCTTCTCGCCAGCGTGCGCCTGTGCTTAAGCATATCTTAACTACCAGTGCCAGAATTGGGTCCTGACGTTTGCAATCAGCCAGCAATTCAACAATCTGCTCATGGGTAAGCCATGCCATCTCTTTTTCTGCGATGGTGAATTTTCGCATGTTCTCCAGTGGGTTCGGATACGACCATTCGCCCAGGCGGGATAGTTCGCTAAAAACACTACTTAGATAGCTTTGCTCCAGATTAATGGTGACCGGGCTTGCTCCTTTCTTCCATTTCTCGCTGAAGTAGATCTCTCCTGTCAGGCGTTTATCTCGATAGTGGGCAAACATTTTAGAGGTGAGATCTGTTGCAAGGGGATTGCCCAGAGCGTCAACCATCAACAGCAATTTGTCATAGACATGCTGCCCAGCGGTTAGAGATTTACCATGTAGTTTGAACCATAGCTCAACCACGTCTTTCAGTGTTCGACGATCCACTGATTCACCAAGCCAGGGCTTTGCTTCGGTTTCTTCCATCGTGTGGCGCTCAAAAGCCAGAGCTTCGCCTTTGGTGGCGAATTGTTTACGCACACGACGCCCACTACGTCCGGCGGGGTAACATTCGCAAAGCCATTTTCCTGTGGTGAGTTTTCGTACTGCCATAAAAAATGCCCTCCAATAGAGAGCATTTTTACTGTATGTATAACCAGTGTCAATGTATGAAATCTTGCGACCATACATCTCACTGAAGCCATAATGAAGTTGGCTATTTTTTGCTATGTGAGTATGTAACTTTTGCGGTTAGCCTGCGGCTCATTGTTATATTAGGCGCAGATATAAAAGCAAAGTTTATCGTGAGTTTTTAGTACAGATTTTTTTGGATTTACTAATAGTTCCATCATTGCAAACAAATTTTCCATCGGAGGTACAGTGAGATACACCACCCTTTTTCCCAGAACAAGGATAATTTTTAGCATAGGTAGTTAGTGGGCTTAATAACAAAGAGCATGATAAAACCACAAAAAATACTTTACCAAGCATAGTTTCCTCCCGGTATTATCTAACATATTTAACTGTTAAACTTATAATTTTTCCAATTATTTCAACATCTTCTATCTTGCAGTCGAAGGCTCTGTTTCCACCTTCAACGAAGATTCTTCCACCGGGTAAACGAGTAATGTCGCGGATTGTTATCTCGCCATCAATACTTATTACCCATTTACCATCACGTATATCATCAAATTCTTTATCACAAATAAATTCAGAATTGTTATCTGTGATGACAAAAGGTTTTTTAAACGTAGAGGGTAGAAATCCCTTATCAAAAATATAAAAACCGTCTTCACGCAAGGCACCATCAGATAATACATATTTAGCAACTTCCATAGTATTTGTATTACCTGAAGTTTGCTTTGAACCATGTCCAGTTGTGAGCCAATTAAGCGAGGTGCCCGTTTCAAGGGCGCACTGGATTACCCATTCTGCTGGGAATGAGTCACGCATGTAGCGTGTGGCGAGTGTACTTTTAGAGATTCCTAAATGATCGCACAACGCCTGTCGAGTTTTGAATCCATAAGCTTCTACCATGCGCTCTATAGCGCCTCGTCCGCCTTTCTCCAAATTCATGGTCACTCCAAGTGAACTTTTATCTTGACGATTTCACTGTGCGATCGTATGTTTATGATGTTCACAAAATACAAACGATCCGTATTCGTCCTGATTAATCATCATTAAACGAGGAATGTTGCATCATGAGACCTAACATTTCAATCACTCTTACCACGCCTCATGTGACTATTGAACGCTATAGCGAGCTGACAGGGCTGTCCATCGATACCATCAATGACATGTTGGCTGACGGACGCCTTATCCGTCATCGTCTGCGCAAAGATAAAAAACGCGAAAAAGTGATGATCAACATAGCAGCCATGACCGTTGATGCGCTTTCAGAATGCAATCTAAACCTTAATTAGTTCGATTCTGAAATACATCAGAGGCATTGACCATGTTTGATTACCAAGTTTCCAAACATCCACATTTTGATGAAGCCTGTCGTGCATTCGCACTGCGCCACAACCTGGTGCAACTGGCAGAACGTGCAGGCATGAATGTGCAGATTCTGCGGAACAAGCTGAACCCAGCTCAACCTCATTTATTAACCGCACCAGACATCTGGCTGCTTACCGATCTGACTGAGGACTCAACACTGGTAGATGGTTTTCTGGCACAGATTCATTGTCTGCCATGTGTTCCGATTAATGAGGTGGCAAAAGAGAAACTGCCGCATTACGTCATGAGTGCAACTGCAGAGATAGGACGTGTCGCGGCAGGTGCGGTTTCTGGCGATGTAAAAACCAGTGCAGGCCGTCGTGATGCGATCAGCAGCATTAACTCTGTAACACGACTGATGGCGCTGGCTGCTGTTTCATTGCAGGCCCGTTTACAGGCTAATCCTGCGATGGCGAGTGCAGTTGATACCGTGACTGGCCTCGGTGCTTCATTCGGTTTGCTGTGAGGTGCTTATGCTGACGAAAGAACCATCATTTGCATCGCTGCTGGTAAAACAAAGTCCGGCAATGCACTACGGTCACGGCTGGATCATGGGGGAGGATGGTAAACGCTGGCATCCGTGCCGTTCACAAGATGAATTGCTGGCAGAACTATCTACGAAAAAACGGGGGAACAAATGGCTATTGAAGGCGCTGCGGCGACTGTTCCATTAAGCCCCGGTGAACGCCTGAGTGGACTTAATCACATAGCGGAATTAAGGGCGAAAGTTTTTGGCCTGAATATTGAGTCAGAGCTTGAGCGGTTTATTAAAGATATGCGTGATCCACGGGATATCAATAATGAACAAAATAAACGGGCACTGGCTGCTATATTCTTTATGGCAAAAATTCCGACTGAACGTCATAGCATCAGCATTAATGAGCTGACCACTGACGAAAAGCGGGAGCTGATTAAAGCAATGAATCATTTTCGTGCAGTGGTGAGCTTATTTCCCAGACGGCTAACCATGCCGAATTAACCAACTAATGAAATTAATGGCGTAAACCCGCCGGGCATCCCTTTATCTAAATTCAGGAAAATTGATTATGCATAATATTGAAACCCTCACGACTAAAACCGGACCGGATGATGCAGGGCTTAATATTTTACTGACAGAGGCCCGTCTGGAAGAACGCCGGGCAAGGGCTGAAGCAATGGCAGCTCGCCTTGATAGCCTGGCGTGTTATATCACATCCCGCCAACTAAACCACGTCGAAGCGGCAGAACTGTTGCGTGTAACTGCTGAAGCAATCCAGAACGAAGCGCAGGAGATCCACTAATGGCTGATGCAATGGATCTCGTACAGCAGCGCGTTGAAGAAGAACTCCAGCGCCATATTCGTGCTGCCCGTGCCAAAACACCGGGCGTGTCTCGCGTGCTTTGTATTGAATGTGAAGCGCCAATTCCGCCAGCACGACGCCGCGCCATTCCGGGAGTGCAGCTTTGCATTACCTGTCAGGAAATCGCAGAACTGAAAGGCAAACATTACAACGGAGGTGCTGTATGAGCACCATCCTGAAATGGGCGGGAAATAAAACGGCCATTATGGCAGAACTGAAAAAATACCTTCCTGCTGGCCCGCGACTGGTTGAACCTTTCGCGGGTTCCTGTGCAGTGATGATGGAGACGGATTACCCCAGCTATCTGGTTGCGGATATTAATCCTGATTTAATCAACCTCTATAAAAAGGTTGCCGCTGATTGTGAATCGTTTATATCTCGCGCCAGAGTTTTATTTGAGAACGCAAACAGGGAGATGGCTTATTACAACATAAGGCAGGAGTTTAATTACTCAACTGAAATTACTGATTTCATGAAAGCAGTATATTTCCTGTATCTCAATCGTCACGGTTACCGTGGTTTATGTCGCTATAACAAGAGCGGGCATTTCAACATTCCCTACGGTAATTATAAAAATCCGTATTTCCCTGAAAAAGAAATTCGTGCATTTGCAGAAAAAGCCCAGCGGGCAACATTTATCTGCGCCAGCTTCGATGAAACGCTGGCAATGTTGCACGCGGGGGATGTTGTGTATTGCGATCCGCCTTATGACGGTACGTTTTCCGGTTATCACACTGACGGCTTCACTGAAGATGACCAGTATCACCTGGCATCCGTTCTTGAACATCGGTCATCAGAAGGACATCCGGTCATTGTTTCTAACAGTGACACATCCCTGATCCGTTCGCTGTATCGCAATTTCACTCACCACTACATCAAGGCAAAACGCAGCATTGGCGTGTCAGCTGGCGAGAGTAAATCTGCAACAGAAATCATTGCCACCAAATCAGCTGGGTGGTTTGGTGTCGATTTTGCCAGCGGCTCTGACCGTACCGTTGAGGTACGCGCATGAATGCTATCGATCCGCGTTGCTTTGCCTCAGGCACCATTAACGTCATCAATACTTCTGGTGGCAAAGATAGTCTCGCTCAATGGCTAAGAGCCATTGAAAACGATGTTCCGCATATTTCTGTATTTGCCGATACGGGTCATGAACATCCACAGACAATAGAATATCTGGATTATCTGGAATCAAAGCTGGGCAAGATTATTCGCGTCAAAGCGGATTTCACACGCCAGATAGAAGGGAAACGTAAATTCATTGCGGAAAAGTGGCCCATTTCTCTCGTTGAGGAATGTGGTATGTCGACAGATGAGGCTGAGGAACGTATTTACCGGGCACTGGAAATCCTTAAACCAACCGGCGTTCCGTTTCTTGATTTGTGCATGTGGAAAGGTCGCTTCCCTTCAACAAAAGCTCGTTTCTGCACTTTTGAACTGAAACATGAACCAATACGTACACAGGTAATCGATCCAGCTCTGGATGAATACGATGAGGTAATCAGTTGGCAAGGAGTCCGGGGGCAGGAATCACCGGAACGTGCATTGTTGCCTGAGTGGGAGGACGATGCAGACAATACTCTGGGGCTGCATGTTTATCGTCCGATCCTTAATTGGCTGCATGAGGATGTGTTTGCTATTGCCAAACGTCATGGCATTAAGCCTAACCCCCTTTATATGCAGGGATGCAGTCGTGTCGGTTGTATGCCATGCATTCATGCTCGCAAGTCAGAACTTGGAGAGATTTTCCAACGCTGGCCAGAAGAAATCCGCCGAGTGGCTGAGTGGGAAAGACTGGTTGCGGAATGTTCAAGACGTGGCAATTCAACGTTCTTTCCATCCACGCATGATCCGCGCCGTGCTGAAAAACGGATCGAAGTCATAACTGTTGATGCTTATGGCATTGAAACTTATCGGGACTGGGCCTTAACGACTCGGGGCGGTATGCAGTTTGACCTGCTGGCAGGCATGAATGATAAAGCGGTGTGCAGCAGTGTATATGCAGGAGTCTGTGAGTGACAGAGATCAGCACAGGCCGTCTTGCCGATCCATTTGTCAGTGTAACTTCCGGTAGCATTGAGAATTCTGCCGGGGGTTATTCGTGGAATTTACCTAAGAAAGCCATTAACCCTTATCTGGACCCGGCGGAAGTTGCGCCGGTTTCTGCGCTTTCAAACCTGATCACTCTGTACGCTACCGATAACGAGCAGGAACAACTGCGCCGCGAGGCACTGAGTGATCAGGTCTGGGAGCGTTATTTCTTTAATGAATCCCGTGATCCTGTCCAGCGCGAAATGGAGCAGGATAAGCTCATTAGCCGGGCAAAGTTGGCGCATGAGCAGCAGCGTTTTAACCCGGACATGGTCATTCTGGCAGACGTCAGCGCCCAGCCCTCCCATATCAGCAAGCCGCTGATGCAACGTATTGAATACTTCAGCAGCCTGGGCAGGCCAAAGGCTTATTCCCGCTATTTACGTGAGACGATTAAGCCATGTCTGGAACGACTGGAGCATGTACGCGACAGCCAGCTATCTGCATCTTTTCGTTTTATGGCAAGCCATGTAGGGCTGGACGGCCTGCTGATTCTGCCTGAAATGAGTCAGGATCAGGTGAAACGCCTGTCTACCCTTGTCGCTGCGCATATGAGCATGTGCCTTGATGCAGCTTGTGGTGATTTGTATGCCACCGATGACGTTAAGCCAGAAGAAATCCGCAAGACATGGGAAAAGGTGGCAGCGGAAACCCTGCGTCTGGATGTCATCCCGCCTGCGTTTGAGCAACTCCGTCGGAAAAGAAACCGCCGTAAACCCGTGCCCTATGAACTCATTCCGGGTTCGCTGGCGCGTATGTTGTGCGCCGACTGGTGGTACCGGAAATTATGGAAAATGCGTTGCGAATGGCGGGAAGAGCAGTTGCGTGCTGTCTGCCTGGTCAGCAAAAAAGCATCTCCCTATGTCAGCTATGAAGCCGTGATGCATAAACGTGAGCAGCGCCGCAAGTCACTGGAGTTTTTCCGTTCTCATGAACTGGTGAACGAAGAGGGCGACACGCTGGATATGGAAGATGTGGTAAACGCCAGCAGCAGCAACCCGGCGCACCGCCGCAATGAGATGATGGCCTGTGTTAAAGGTCTGGAGCTTATCGCGGAAATGCGCGGTGACTGCGCCGTTTTCTACACCATTACCTGTCCGTCACGTTTCCATTCTACGCTCAATAACGGCAGACCAAACCCAACCTGGACAAATGCGACGGTAAGACAAAGCAGCGATTATCTGGTCGGCATGTTTGCTGCATTTCGTAAGGCGATGCACAAAGCCGGGTTGCGCTGGTATGGCGTGCGGGTGGCTGAGCCGCATCATGACGGTACAGTTCACTGGCACCTGTTGTGTTTCATGCGCAAAAAAGACCGCCGCGCCATTACTGCATTGTTGCGTAAGTTTGCCATCCGTGAAGACCGCGAGGAACTGGGTAATAACACTGGTCCACGCTTTAAATCTGAGCTGATAAACCCGCGCAAAGGAACGCCGACAAGCTACATCGCGAAATACATCAGTAAGAACATTGACGGGCGTGGTCTGGCTGGCGAGATCAGCAAGGAAACGGGTAAATCCCTGCGTGATAACGCTGAATACGTTAATGCCTGGGCGTCTCTGCATCGTGTACAGCAATTCCGCTTCTTTGGTATTCCGGGACGTCAGGCTTACCGTGAACTTCGCTTGCTGGCTGGTCAGGCGGCAAGGCAACAGGGTGACAAAAAAGCAGGTGCGCCGGTACTGGATAACCCGCGTCTTGATGCCATTCTGGCTGCTGCTGATGCTGGTTGTTTTGCCACCTACATCATGAAGCAGGGCGGCGTACTGGTTCCCCGCAAATATCACCTCATCAGAACCGCTTATGAAATCAACGAAGAGCCAACCGCCTATGGCGATCACGGTATTCGTATTTATGGCATCTGGTCACCCATTGCAGAGGGCAAGATCTGCACTCATGCAGTGAAGTGGAAAATGGTTCGTAAGGCCGTTGACGTTCAGGAGGCGGCAGCCGACCAGGGCGCTTGCGCCCCTTGGACTCGTGGCAATAACTGTCCCCTTGCTGAAAATTTGAACCAACAGGAGAAAGATAAATCAGCTGATGGGGACCCCAGAACGGACATTACCCGCATGGATGACAAGGTGTTGCACGATTACCTGCACAGTATGAACAAAAAGGAGCGCCGGGAATTGGCTGCAAGGTTACGTCTGGTGAAACCGAAACGGCGTAGAGACTACAAACAGCGAATTACAGACCATCAACGACAGCAGCTCGTCTATGAACTGAAATCCAGAGGATTTGATGGCAGCGAGAAAGAGGTCGATTTACTCCTTCGCGGCGGCAGTATTCCGTCAGGAGCAGGCCTGCGTATCTTCTATCGGAACCAGCGTTTGCAGGAAGATGATAAGTGGCGGAACCTGTATTAATTACGCTGGTTAACAATTCGTGCTCTTAATAATACCAGGCATATCAGGCTGATAAGCGTAAAAAAACGTTTTACATCAGTAAGATTATTATATACTGTAAATATAAACAGTGGTTATACATACAGTATTGCGTGTGGTGTCATAGGAGGAAAGATGCAGGACTATTTTTTGGAGTCTTTGAAGCTCCAGCGCATTGATTTTTTTCTTAAGCTTGTAGCGGCTAGTGAGTGTAGTGATGAAGAGAAGGGGCTGGCTCTGCAGTGGGTTTCTGAATTGACTGATGAACTCATGGCAAAAATCAGAAGCCACGAATACAACCGCTCAATGGATGTCATCAACTGAGGTGACTTTTATGCGCATTGAAATAATGATCGATAAAGAGCAGAAGATTAGCCAGTCTACCCTGGACGCCCTTGAATCCGAGCTTTACCGCAATCTGCGCCCCCTGTATCCCAAAACGGTAATCCGTATCCGTAAAGGTAGCTCTAACGGTGTGGAACTGACCGGACTGCAACTGGACGAAGAAAGAAAACAAGTGATGAAAATTATGCAGAAGGTGTGGGAAGACGACAGCTGGCTGCATTGATTTTGTCAATAGACGCTTGTTTTTACTAATCAAAAAGGGTTACATATGAGTGAGAGGCGATGTCAATCAGATATCGCCTTGTTTTTTGTCAAGAAAAGAATAATAGGCTAAAAATGAAAATTAATAATGTAGCGTTACCAATATCTCTTGCTGTAATCCTAACTGGTTGCGTGCCACATGCTTCTAACCGAAATATCACTGCTATTGAAGTGGTGAAGCCTGCTATTGGGCAAAGTGCTACCGCCTACATGGGCGATCCCATTATCACATCTGCTACTGGATTTAAAACGGACGTACTAGAACTTGGTGCGGCTAATGGTGCATTGTCTTCTATCGCTGCTGGTACATATTGCAGTGAGGGGAATGGAATTTACCGCAATTATCATAACCCTCAAGCTGTTGCGTTAAAAAATCTCTATGGGCAAATCGGTAACTATGTTGATTATGTTAGTTACGATGCTGCAAAAAATGAGATATCACCGCCAAATGGTACTTCTTATACTGCATCAGAAATTTCTATCAAACGTGTTCCTGATGGGCTGTGTCGAGTTAGTAACTCATTGGTTAAGACTATCGAATACAATGGAAATGCAGGCGGTGTAATGAAGTTCACCTATCGTGAATTTGCAAACGATATGGCTCGTGCAGCATTTACAACAGATTTTTCTGTAGATTCTAAGGGAAGTGACGTTATCGCTTACAAAGGTGCCAAGTTCAAAGTGAACAAGGCTGATAACTCGTCTATTTCTTATACAATTATTTCTGGCTTTGACAAGGCTGTCACGTTCTAGGTTTCACGCTTGCTGAGTATGTTACGATTTTGCACATTCTGCATAAACGCGCATGTCTATGCTGCATGAGATCGCATGATCGTTTGAGGATCTTTTGTGTTAAGGCCCGCCAGTTCTGGCGGGCTTTTGCGTAGATCATGCAGGTGCATGAAAACCACTACATAAAGCGGGCAGGCGTGGCGGGGATACGAGCGCGCGTAAACCAAGTAGTATGTATCATCTAACTTTTACGAACAAGGTGTCCAAAATCTACGATAAATAGGTTAGACTTGTAGTACTTACAGTAATAATGCAAAAGGAAATAGCATGAATCAGGTTCATGAGTCACATCAAATTAATCTTTTCACAACCAATGAAGAAATATCGCCTAGTCCTGCTATAATTTTTCCAGTTCTACAGGAGTTAAGCGGATTTAGCCTCATCCCAACATTTGGACAGGAAGTAAATGCTTTATCTGGTGAGATGAAACAGATATTGATTATGACAAATCCAGAGCAAACTTATCGTATTGAATTTGCAAGCCATGCAATCGTTATAAATGCTATGTCTACAAATCATGATGAATTTGTTGAGAAATCTGTAAATGTTATCAGTGCAATGTTAAAGATATTTCCCAATAAGAAATTTAATAGAATTGCATTATTAAATGCACAGATTTTTACTGCTTCTTTGGATAAATATCAACAGTTGTATGATAAATTATTCACATACAATGAAGTTTCTCCTTTTGAGTGGGATAACAGAATTGCGCTTCGTAAAAATATTGAATTTAATAATGAGGCAATAAATAGCATCAATACTATCAGTCGCAAAGAAGTTGCTGTTATGAATCATAATTCAGGCAAGCCATTTGATGCGATAATGTTTGAAATCGACTCTAATACGTTGCCAACAAATACCGATTATAGATTTGATTTTAATCAGGCGATTCAAGTGTTGCGTAATTTGAATGATAATAACAGAAATTCACTGAGTGTACTGCGTCGTTATATTGAGTTATAGGAACTATTATGGCAGGTTATAGCGATTATATATTTAATATAGCGGCAAAGGTTATCAGCAATGCTGTGCCTATTAATGAGTTTAATGTAATAACTAATCGTTTTTTTAACAATCTCCATGATGAATTTAAAACGTCGCGTTTTCATGTGCATGATTCAGCCTCAAGTAATATGATTGCTGAGTCTGGTAACGTTGGAAGGATTAATTCACAAAGTAGTGAGATAGCCTTCGATATACAAGTGCAGCGTTGTTTAAAAAACGCGTTGCTATATCTTAAGTCTGAAAACTATATTGAAGGCGAGATAACTAAAACTCAAATTTATCTTGAATCTTTGTCTGAAAAAAACAAATCATTATTTTTAGAAGTCTTTCAACGTGTCTGGGTTTCAATCTATTACTCACCAGAGTATCTTCGAAATTTTTTATACATAGCCGCATCTATGGACTATGAATTGATGAAGGATCGCGCAGATGTCCTTATATTAGGATGTTCTGCACATGAAGATGTTTTAGTTCAGGAGGCAGCTATTAGGGCTTTCGAATCTTGGGAAAATCCAGAGCATGCTTCACATTTGCGTGCAATGAGAAAGTTTAATGAAAAATGGATTGAAGATTATAGACAAAGTACTATAAATTTTTTGGAGAGTCTAAAATGACATTCCTATTAAGGAAGTTTTCATACCCAAAATGGGAGAAAAACAAAGGATTATCTCCAGATGAGTTTTCAGCTGATTCAATTACTGGCTGTACGCGCACAACTGCGAATAAGCTTTCAGTTTGGAGATCAGAAACCACTGATTTTAAATCTGATTATGTAGAAAAACTTATTGTTGCTTTAGCTACGACGATGCCGTCACCTGCTACTATAGACCTTGTTTGGTTGAAAGAAGAATGGTTTTTTGAACATGGAATTACATTGGAAGATAATCCAGGTGATACTAAATATGAAAGTGTGAATAATCTTCATAGCGACATTGCAAATCTAAATCATAGGCGTCTAGCTATGGTAGGTTCACATATGCTTGAACAATTAGAGGGGGCAGGTAATTATCTCAGGGTTAGTAAAAGAGAACTGATTTCACTTGTGGTTAAGTGGATGGAAAAAGAAGGTGAGTTTACTATAGAGGATTTGGAGGAAAAATGGCAGGAACAGTTGAATAAATTATAAATTATTCAACCTATTGCGCTAGCCGATTAACCCCATTTAAGTATATCAAATGGGGTATTATGTTTCCTATATTTGTATTCTATGGTGTTAATTCATAGCTTCTAAAATTAATTACTTCTTTAGCACACCATTTGTTTAGCTCTTTCATTTGTTCTTGTAAAGGAAGTAGTTCGTTTCTAACAAAAACCTTACTCGCCTTCTCCACATCCCCAAACCCCCCAACATTATTCGGCATGATCCCCATCATCTGCGGCGGCACGCGGTGTGCCGCCATCATGTCATCGCGACTAACATTTTTGATATTCAAAAACTCATCCTTCGCCGCGACTTCTGACAGAGGAATAATCTGAAGGCCGTCTTTTTTGCCGTTAGGCGAGTACATAAACAGGTTGCGGAAGTTGCCTGGACCTTTGGCGCTTTTTATCGCGTTGCGGAGGTTGTGCACGTCTTCCTGGTTCTGCGCGGCGTCGGTCATGTACATGATGAAGCCTGCATGACTGCCGTTAATGTAATACTTACGGCGGAACAGCGTGGCGGACTCGTTGAGCAAAGCGGATGGGATGGCAGAAAGATAGCCGGGCAGGCCGTAGATCTCCTGATTAATATCCGGTTCCATCAGGTGAAAAATGCTGCCTTTCGTGAATTGATACGGTTGCGTGGTCATGCCGTATTGCACAAACCAGTAGGTATCCAGGTCTAATCCGCGTCGGGTGTATTTTGCTAGAGCTGGCTCAAGGGCGATAACTTCACCGAAGCGATTTGTGCGTTTCTCCAGGTAGGCGTTACCAAATACAAGATAGTCCTGCACAAAACGTGAAAAAGCCTGCTGGCTGAGTAGTGGGTGAGGGATGTAGGTACTGGTCAGAATGTTACACTTTACTGCAATCGGTGAGCTGTGATGCACGGCGGCGCGGAAGGTTCGCGCCAGTCCATCAAAACTCACTGGTGGCTCATACCAACGGTCCATCTGTACGCATTCCACATAGTCCAGCAGTTCGCGGCGGTCCAGAACAGGAACCGGATCACCGAAGCTGAATGCTTCGGCTGAAGTTTGGTTTTTATGCTGGATCTGATTCGTCGCCGCAGCGCGGTTTTTCTTATTCTTTCCCATCAAAAAATCTCCACAATATTACTTGTATTGGCGGACTCGCCCTGCAGTGGTTCGTTAAACAGTGCGTGCATTGTTGCCCATGCCAGATCGGCGTGGCTGGCTTCTTCGCTGCGGCTGGCTTCATAGGTCGGGCGGTTGCCGCTGGCGGTGGTGGCGCGACGGATTGCCATAAATGATTGCGCAATGTCGGTGTGTCCGGCGTCAAATTCCAGGCGGCGGTGACTGATAATGTCGTAGGCCTTGAGTACCAGGGCGTTTTTAACGTTGGGGTTGTAGACAAACTCCCGGACGGCAGGAAAGAACGCTTTCACGTTCTCGTAAACCCCGTGTCCGACGCCGGTCGAGTCGATGCCGATATAGGTCACGTTATACTGTTCGGTCAGTTTTTTGATGGCGTCAGCCTGGGCGCGGAAGTCCATTCCGCGCCACTGGTGACGCTCAAGAATGCGGAACTTACCGCCCGGCACGGCTGGCGGTGCCACCACCACACATCCGGCGCTGTCGCCGTTCTGCGTACCTTTTGCCGGGTCATAACCGATCCACACTTCGCGCCAGCCAAACGGGCGCAGGGCCAGTGCATGAAAGTCGGTCCAGACTTCCCAGCTGTCCACCATGCACGCCTGCAGCTCGCTGAGCGGGAACACGGACGCGAGATCGTCCACGAACTCACACATCAGCAGGTTCTGGTATTCGTCCGGGCTGTACTCCATGCGTAGCTGGTCGAGGTCGAACAGGTTACAGCCGCCGCGCACCGCATCTTCCACGGTGACTATCTGGCGGTATTGCCCGTCTGCGCACAGCAGGCCGGGGGCCAGATTGCTGTGGGACAGGTCGATGTCCACCTTGTCAGCTTTGTTGCGTCCACGGTTGAACAGCGCACCGGACCAGAACGGATAAGCACTGTGGGTCAGGCTGGATGGCGTGGAAAAATAGGTTTGTCGCCATTTTTTGTGAATAGCCATCCCGGAAGCCACTTTGCGCAGCTCCTGGAATTTCGGTATCCAGAAATATTCATCCAGATACAGGTTGCCGTGATAACTCTGGGCCGTGCGGGCATTGGTGCCGAGGAAGTAAAGCGTGGCTCCGTTAGGAAGCACCATCGGATCGCCTTTTAGCTCCACCTCGACTTCTTTGGCGAAGTCGATGATGTATTGTTTAAAGACGTGGGCCTGAGCCTTACTGGCAGAAAGGAAAATCTGGTTACGTCCGGTAAGCAGGGCGTCAATCAGGGCTTCACGGGCAAAATAGAAGGTCGCGCCGATCTGGCGTGACTTCAGCAGGTTGCGGATGCGGTTGGTTTTTCCGACTTCCCACCAGTGGCGCTGGTAGTTGAACATGGAGGAATGGAAGATTTCTTCCAGCTTCTCAATCTGCTCATCGGTGAAAACATTCTTTTCCGGCTGACGGCGTGGGCCTTTATTGCGGTTGGCGACGTTAGGGTTTAAGTCGGCTTCGTTGCCGCCATTGTTAAACTTGCCGATCCGCGCGTGGCGCTCAGACTGGCGCGCCAGCAGGTCAATCTCTTTGAAATCTTTCCCTTCTTTGTGCTCCTTCATAATGAGCTGGCAGTAGCGTGCGGCGGTGGTGAGCTGCATCTGATCCAGCGGCCCATAGTCACCCCACTTGTCGCGTTTTTTCCAGCTGTGAACGGTTGCAACTTTCTCGCCCAGCATTTCAGCAATGCGGGCTACGCGGTATCCCTGAAAGTACAGCAGCATGGCCTGCCGACGGGGATCGAGATCTGCGGGTGTCAGTGTGGTGTTCATGGCACAAACCTACAGCCTTGAATGACGGCTTTCCCCGCCTGCGGTTTGTGTGGTTGTCGGTACAAATACCGCGCATTGTTTCACTGCCCCCATCACCGCAACCATAAGGCTCCAGTAAGTTTTTTCTAACGGAGCACGGCTCATGACAGTGAAAGCAAAGCGTTTTCGCATCGGGGTGGAAGGTGCCACCACCGACGGACGCGAAATCCAGCGTGAATGGCTGGAACAGATGGCAGCCAGCTACAACCCGGCGGTGTATACCGCGCTGATTAACCTTGAGCACATCAAGTCTTATCTGCCGGACAGCACCTTTAACCGCTACGGCAAGGTGACGGCGCTGTTTGCTGAAGAAATCACGGAAGGTCCGCTGGCAGGCAAGATGGCGCTGTATGCCGACGTTGAGCCAACGGAGTCCCTGGTGGAGCTGGTGAAAAAAGGCCAGAAATTATTCACCTCTATGGAAGTCAGCCCGAAGTTCGCTGATACGGGCAAAGCCTACCTGGTCGGCCTGGCTGCCACTGATGACCCTGCCAGTCTGGGCACTGAAATGCTGACATTCAGCGCCAGTGCAGCCCATAACCCACTGGCAAACCGCAAGCAGAATCCTGCCAATCTCTTTACCGCTGCAGAGGAAACGGTGATCGAACTGGAAGAAATCCAGGATGACAAACCGTCCCTGTTTGCCCGTGTCACGGCGCTGTTCACCAAAAAAGAGCAGTCCGATGATGCCCGGTTCTCTGATGTGCATAAGGCCGTGGAACTGGTCGCTACCGAGCAGCAGAACCTGAGTACGCGCACCGAAAAATCCCTGTCTGAGCAGGAAGAACGCCTGTCTGAGCTGGAGACTGCCCTGCAGGCACAGCAGACCGCCTTTAATGAACTGGTGGACAAGCTGAGCCATGAAGACAGGCGCCAGGACTACCGCCAGCGTGCAACAGGCGGCAACGCCCCCGCTGACACTCTGACCAATTGCTGATGGAGCACAAAACCTGATGAAGAAGAATACCCGCTTTGCTTTTAACGCTTACCTGCAGCAGCTGGCGCGTCTGAACGGTGTGGCAGTTGAAGAACTGTCCAGCAAGTTCACCGTGGAGCCGTCTGTACAGCAGACGCTGGAAGACCAGATCCAGCAGTCCGCCGCTTTCCTGACGCTGATTAACGTCACGCCAGTGACTGAGCAGTCCGGTCAGCTGCTGGGGTTGGGAGTTGGCAGCACCATTGCCGGAACCACTGATACCACCGCGAAAGAGCGTGAACCTGTCGATCCGACGCTGATGGTCGATGTGGAATACAAATGCGAGCAGACCAACTTTGACACGGTACTGACCTACGCGAAGCTGGACCTGTGGGCGAAGTTTCAGGATTTCCAGGTGCGTATCCGTGACGCCATCGTGAAACGTCAGGCACTGGACCGCATCATGATCGGCTTTAACGGCGTGAAGCGTGCGAAAACCTCCAACCGTAGCGAAAACCCGCTGTTGCAGGATGTGAACAAAGGCTGGCTGCAGAAAATCCGTGAAGATGCACCGGATCACGTCATGGGTAGCACCACCACGGGCGGTGAAACCACACCGGGTGCGGTGAAAGTCGGGAAAGGTGGCGAATATGCCAACCTGGACGCCGTGGTGATGGATGCCGTCAATGAGCTTATCGACGTGGTCTACCAGGACGATGACGATCTGGTGGTGATTTGCGGTCGTGAACTGCTGTCTGACAAGTATTTCCCGCTGGTCAACAAAGAGCAGGAAAACAGTGAAAAACTGGCTGCCGATATGATCATCAGTCAGAAACGCATGGGTGGCCTGCAGGCCGTGCGTGCGCCGTTCTTCCCGCCGAATGCACTGCTGATCACCCGTCTGGATAACCTGTCCATCTACTGGCAGGAGGACACCCGCCGCCGCTCAGTTATCGACAACCCGAAACGTGACCGGATTGAAAACTTTGAATCCGTTAATGAAGCCTATGTGGTTGAGGACTACCGCTGCGCCGCACTGGTGGAAAACATCCAGATTGGCGATTTCAGCGCCGCTGCAGCAGAAGCCGGAGCGTAACCCATGAGCCTGAGTCCCGCACGGCAGCATCGCCTGCGCGTTCAGGCTGAACAGGCCGCCCGCGAGGGCGGCAGTGTTCGCCACGCGTCGGGCTATGACCTGATGCTGCTGCAACTGGCGGAAGACCGCCGCCGTCTCAAGGGCGTTCAGTCCACGGTCAAAAAAGCGGAAATCAAGGTGGAGCTGCTGCCGAAGTACGCCACCTGGGCAGAGGGTGTCCTGGCTGCCGGAGGCGCTCAACAGGATGACGTGCTGATGTACGTGATGCTGTGGCGCATTGATGCCGGAGATTATGCCGGGGCGCTGGAGATCGGGCGTCATGCCCTGCGTCATGGCTGGGTGATGCCGCTGGGTAACCGCAACGTGCAGACCGTGCTGGCAGAGGAAATGGCAGACGCGGCGCAGAGCGCAATGCTTGCTGCCACCGGCTTTGATGCCGATCCGCTGCTGCAGACGCTGGAGCTGACAGACGGTCTGGATATGCCGGACCAGTCACGGGCGCGTCTGCATAAAGCGATTGGCGCTGTCCTGAGTGAAAGCAATCCGGCGTCCGCCCTTAATCATCTCAACCATGCGTTACAGCTCGATCCCCGCTGTGGCGTGAAAAAAGACAAACAGCAGCTGGAGCGCAGACTGCGCAATGACAGCCGCTGACAGAACGTGCCCCCGCGCACGGGCGGCACGGGGTGGCGAAAGGCACTGCTACATCAAAACCCCGTCCACCGCCCTCTATTTCAGGAGAAAGCAGCATGAAGTTTGTTGCGCCAGAACAGGCACCGGAACAGGCGGAAATCATCAGAAATACGCCGTTCTGGCCTGATGTGGACCTGTCGGAGTTTCGCAGTGTCATGCGCACTGACGGCACGGTGACGCAGCCGCGTTTAAAGCAGGTTGCGCTGTCGGCAATTTCGGAGGTCAACGCAGAGCTGTATGAGTTTCGCAGACGCCAGCAGATGCTGGGATATTCCTCGCTGGCAGAGATTCCGGCTGAACAGCTGGACGGCAAAAGTGAGCGCATTCATCACTATTTCAACGCGGTTTACTGCTGGGCACGCGCCATGCTCAACGAGCGTTATCAGGACTATGACGCCACGGCATCCGGTGTGAAGCGGGGCGAGGAACTGGCGGAAGCAAGCGGTGATTTGTGGCGTGACGCCCGCTGGGCCATCAGCCGGGTGCAGGATGCGCCGCACTGCACAGTGGAGCTTATCTGATGAAAGTGCGTGCGTATCAGTATGACACGGTGGACGCGCTTTGCTGGCGTCATTACGGGCGCACGCAGGGTGTCACGGAGCAGGTACTGAAGGCAAATCCGGGGCTTGCCGAATACGGCCCCTTTTTACCTCACGGGCTGCAGGTGGAGCTGCCGGACATACCGACAACCACCACCGTGCAGACCGTCCAGCTATGGGACTGAATTATGACGCTTGAGCGAATCAGCGCCTTTATCACGTACTGCATCGCCGTTGTGCTGGCCTGGCTGGGCGATTTGTCCATCAAGGATGCCTCAACGCTGGGCGGCCTGATGATTGGTGTGCTGATGCTGGCTATCAACTGGTACTACAAACACAAAGCCTACCAGCTTCTGCGCGACGGGCAGATCTCGCGGGAGGACTATGAATCCATCAATCGTTAAACGCTGCCTTGTCGGGGTCGTGCTGGCTATTGCTGCCACGCTGCCGGGTTTTCAGCAGCTTCACACCTCCGTGGAGGGGCTGAAACTGATTGCCGATTACGAAGGCTGTCGTCTGCAGCCGTATCAGTGCAGCGCGGGTGTCTGGACCGACGGCATTGGTAATACATCGGGCGTCATTCCCGGCAAAACAATCACGGAACGACAGGCAGCAGAAGGGCTGATCTCCAACGTGCTGCGTGTGGAGCGGGCACTGGAAAGGTGTGTGAAGCAACAGCCACCACAGAAGGTGTATGACGCTACGGTGTCGTTTGCCTTCAACGTGGGGACGGGCAATGCCTGTAGTTCCACGCTGGTGAAATTGCTCAATCAGCAGCGCTGGGCGGATGCGTGCCGACAGTTGCCGCGCTGGGTGTATGTAAAAGGTGTGTTTAATCAGGGGCTGTATAACCGCCGTGCGCGGGAGATGGCCTGGTGCCTTAAAGGAGCTGGACTATGAAGCGTGTGCTGGCAGTAGTGGTGGCGCTGGCACTCGTTGCGCTGGGCTGGCAGTCGTGGCGGCTTAACAGCGCCAGCCACACCATCGAAACGCAGCGCGCGGCGCTGAAAAGTAAAGCGCAGGAACTGACGAAGAAAAACAGCCAGCTGAACGGTCTGTCCATTTTGGCTGAAACCAACAACCGGGAGCAGGCGCGGCTCTATGCCGAAGCAGAACAGGCCAGTGCACTGCTAAGACAACGACAACGCCGGATTGAGGAACTGAAACGTGAGAACGAGGATTTACGCCGCTGGGCTGATACACCTTTGCCTGCTGACATTATCCGGCTGCGGGAACGTCCGACACTCACCGGAGGTGCAGCTTACCGTCAGTGGTTGTCCGCGAGTGACGCCGTGTCGGCTGGATCAGGCAACGCCGCGCACTAACGGTGATCTGAACGCGTTGCTGGATGAAACGGAGGCCGCCTGGGCGGTCTGTGCAGACAAAGTGGACATGATTATTGCGTGTCAGGAGCGAAACAGTGAACAAACCACAATCCCTGCGTCACGCCCTCAATAAAGCAGTGCCTTATGTCCGCAATAACCCGGACAAACTGCATCTGTTTGTGGATAATGGTTCGCTGGTTGCCACGGGGGCCAGCTCCATGTCGTGGGAGTACCGTTACACCCTGAACGCGGTGATTGAGGATTTCAGCGGCGACCAGAATCTGTTGATGGCTCCGGTTTTGCTGTGGCTGCGGGATAACCAGCCCGATGCAATCAATAACCCGGTGTTACGGGAAAAGTTATTCACCTTTGAGGTGGATATTTTGCGCAACGATGTCTGTGATATCAGCCTTAACCTGCAACTGACGGAGAGTGTGCTGGTCAGCACTGACGGCAGTGTGTCGAGTGTTGAAGCTGTAGCGGAACCCGATGAACCTGAAGAAATGTGGACGGTGAAACGTGGCTGAACTGCAGAAGGTGGACGACTGGCTGAGTGCTTTGCTGGCGAATCTGGAACCAGCCGCAAGAAGCCGCATGATGCGCCAGCTGGCGCAGGAACTGCGCCGGACACAGCAGCAGAATATCAGAATGCAGCGCAATCCAGATGGCAGCAGTTATGAACCTCGACGGGTAACAGCACGCAGTAAAAAGGGGCGCATCAAACGTCAGATGTTTGCAAAGCTGCGCACCACAAAATACCTGAAAACTGCCGCCAGCGCCGACTCTGCCAGCGTACAGTTTGAAGGTAAGGTGCAGCGTATTGCCCGTGTTCACCATTACGGTCTGCGCGATCGCGTCAGTAGCAAAGGACCTGAGGTCCGCTATGCAGAGCGCAAATTATTGGGTTTTAGTTCTGTATCAGTAAATGTAGTCAATGACATTATATATTCATGGATTACTAATTTAGATTAAATACGTTAAATGGCAGAAGTCTGCCATTTCTTCAACTTAAATGCTGAGGTTGTTTTTACACAATAGAATGAAGTCGCAGTACATCTTATGGATTTTAGTTCCCCATTTGTTAGCTTTTTTTATGGTTTCAGATGTCTCAGGGCTTAAATCCCACGAGGCTCTCTCTCTGTCGGTAAGTATAGACATGAATTCGCTACAGTTTAAATATCCAGAGTGACAGGATAAAAAATAGTTAAATTTAGTTATTTCTTTGAGTAATTCAATTGATTTGTTTTCTATGTTATCATCATGAAAATGATGATTGGCCTTTCCCCATTCATAGCAATACGTACTCATGTCTTTAAGGTTGGAGTTATGAAAAGTATTACCAAAGTCATGGGTTTTCAGAAATTCTATTGATTTCGAATCAGGTGGTAATAATTTTATAAACTCATTATATAACTTAACGTCAGAGTCTCTTTTTCTCTCCGATGCTTCTCTGTTTTCTTTGTCTTTAATAATTTCAAAGTACCACTCAGGTGCTTTGCTTAATAAGTTGTAGATTAATCCAAAAGCAATTAAAGTGATGGCCACTACTGTGCTTGGGTTGCCGTTTTCTATGTTTATTATATCAATATCTGTATTGAATTTTTTATTATAAATATCAATTAAAAAATTAAGAGCCATTAGATAGTATGGAATTGGTAGTGCGATTATACCTATTCCAGTTATAACTAAGAGCCAAGTTATTTTATTACTAAACTCAGGAAATATCACATTGATTATTTTTTTTGCAATCTGTTTTTTCATTATGTAACCCTCTGAAAAGTATCCTTATTGTGCCATGTTTCGTACATCATTATCTACTGGTAGATGATGCGAATGACACTTAAGTTAATGACATGAATGCACAACTGACCGAAATCATGCGCCTTATCACCAACCTGATCCGCACAGGTGTAGTCACCGAAGTGGATCGGAAGAAATGGCTGTGCCGGGTGAAGGTAGGCGAGCTTGAAACCAACTGGATTAACTGGCTGACGCTGCGCGCCGGTGGTGCCCGTACATGGTGGTGTCCGTCGCCGGATGAGCAGGTGGTGGTGCTGAGCATGGGCGGCAATCTGGAAACCGCTTTTGTGCTGCCCGCCATCTATTCCAATCAGTTTCCACCGCCCTCGGATTCTGTGGACGGCAGTGTGACGGAGTACTTGGACGGGGGCTGGTTTGAGTATGAACCCGCCACCGGACGCTGGCATGTCAGGGGCATCAAATCCGTGGTAATCGAGGCCGCAGACAGCGTCACCTACAAAACCAGTGAGTTTGTGGTGGAAGCAGACAGAACGCGTATTAACAGCGACATGGTGATCAATGGCAGCGTCAGCCAGGAGGGTGGCGCAATGAGTTCTAACGGGATCGTGGTTGATGCGCATCAGCATACTGGCGTCCTGAAAGGCGGCGACACAACCGGAGGCCCGGTATGACGCTTTATAGCGGGATGAACAATACCAACGGTAAAGCCATTACTGATATTGACCATCTGCGCCAGTCGGTGCGGGACATTCTGCTGACGCCGCAGGGTAGCCGCATTGCCCGTCGGAAATATGGTTCCCTGCTGTCGGCACTGATAGATCAGCCACAAAATCCGGCGTTACGCCTGCAGGTTATGTCGGCTGTGTATGTGGCACTGAGTCGCTGGGAGCCACGGCTGACGCTGGATTCCATCACTATTAACAGCAATTTTGACGGTTCAATGGTGGTGGAGCTGACCGGGCGGCGGAATAACGGTGTGCCTGTGTCCCTTTCAGTATCAACAGGAGCAGAGAATGGCAGTGATTGACCTTTCGCAGTTGCCTGCGCCGCAGATTGTGGATGTGCCGGACTTTGAGACGCTGCTTGCCGAACGCAAGGCCGGATTTGTTGCGCTTCATCCGAAAGATGAGCAGGAAGCAGTGATCCGCACGCTGGAACTGGAATCTGAACCCGTCACCAAATTGCTGCAGGAGAACGCTTACCGTGAGTTGCTTCTGCGCCAGCGCATTAACGAAGCCGCGCAGGCTGTGATGGTGGCTTACGCGATGGGCAGCGATCTTGACCAGCTCGCTGCCAACTACAACGTGAAACGCCTGACGGTGACGCCTGCTGATAATGACGCTGTGCCGCCCGTTGCAGCTGTGATGGAAAGCGATGAAGCGTTACGCCTGCGTGTGCCTGCAGCCTTTGAAGGGCTTTCAGTTGCGGGGCCAACTGCAGCTTATGAATTTCATGCCCGAAGCGCCGACGGTCGGGTGGCGGATGCCAGTGCAACCAGCCCGGCACCTGCAGAGGTGGTGCTGACTGTCCTTAGCCGCGAAGGCGATGGAACTGCAGAAAAAGACCTGCTGGACGTGGTGGAAAAAGCTCTGAACAGTGAGAACGTCCGCCCGGTGGCTGACCGTCTTACGGTTCGCAGCGCAGAAATCATCCCGTATCGCGTGGAAGCCACCATTTTTCTCTATCCTGGACCGGAAGCAGAGCCGGTAATGGCAGCGGCAAAAGCCAGCCTGCAGAAGTACATCGCCAGTCAGACGCGTCTTGGTCGGGATATTCGCCGTAGCGCCATCTTTGCCGCCCTGCATGTTGAGGGTGTGCAGCGTGTGGAGCTGGCTTCTCCTCTGGAGGATGTGGTCCTGAACAAAACACAGGCGGCATCATGTACGCAGTGGAGCGTAACCAACGGAGGAACGGATGAATAGTCTGCTGCCACCGGGTTCAACACCACTGGAGCGCCGACTGGCGCAAACCTGCAGCGGGATTTCTGATCTGCAGGTGCCGCTTCGTGACTTGTGGAATCCGGCAACCTGTCCGGTCAGTTTCCTGCCTTATCTCGCCTGGGCGTTCTCTGTAGATCGCTGGGACGAGGGCTGGACAGAAAGCGTCAAGCGCCAGGTGGTGAAGGATGCTTTTTATATTCATCAGCATAAAGGGACCACCAGTGCCGTGCGGCGGGTAGTGGAGCCGTTCGGCTTTCTGATCCGCATTATTGAGTGGTGGCAGACCGGAGAGGCACCGGGCACGTTTCGCCTGGATATCGGCGTGCAGGACCAGGGTATCACTGAAGATACCTATCTGGAACTTGAGCGACTGATAAGCGATGCCAAACCATGTAGCCGCCACATGATCGGCATGTCCATCAATCTGCAGACCAGCGGCCCGCATTGGGTGGGAGCCGCCAGCTATCTTGGCGAAGAAATCACGATCTATCCGTATATCAACGAAACGATTATTTCCGGTGGCACCGCGCATGAAGGCGGGGCGGTCCATGTTATTGACACAATGAGAGTGAATCCATGAGCACAAAATTTTATACCCTGCTGACGGATATTGGCGCGGCGAAACTTGCCAGCGCCGCCGCGCTCGGTGTGCCGCTAAAAATTACCCATATGGCGGTGGGCGATGGCGGCGGAGTATTGCCAACGCCGGACGCAAAGCAGACGGCACTGGTAAATGAGAAACGCCGGGCTGCGCTGAATATGCTTTATATCGACCCGCAGAACAGCAGCCAGATTATTGCTGAACAGGTGATCCCTGAAAACGAGGGCGGTTGGTGGATACGTGAAGTGGGCTTGTTTGATGAGTCCGGGGCATTGATTGCCGTGGGTAACTGCCCGGAAAGCTATAAGCCGCAACTGGCTGAAGGCAGTGGGCGTACCCAGACCGTGCGCATGGTGCTGATTACCAGCAGTACGGACAATATCATCCTGAAAATCGACCCTGCTGTAGTGCTGGCAACCCGCAAGTATGTGGATGACAAAATATCAGAGCACGAACAGTCACGACGTCACCCGGACGCCTCGCTGACCGCAAAAGGTTTTACTCAGTTAAGCAGTGCGACCAACAGTGAATCCGAAATACTGGCCGCAACACCGAAGGCTGTGAAGGCTGCATATGATCTTGCAGCAGGTAAAGCATCCGCCAGTCACACGCACCCGTGGAGCCAGATAACAGATGTGCCTGCAGCTTCACTGACGGTAAAAGGCACCGTGCAACTCAGCAGCGCTACTAACAGCACGTCAGAAACGCAGGCTGCCACACCAAAAGCCGTGAGGGCTGCATATGATCTTGCAGCAGGTAAAGCATCCGCCAGTCACACACACCCGTGGAATCAGATAACGGATGTGCCTGCAGCTTCACTGACGGTAAAAGGCACCGTGCAACTCAGCAGCGCCACTAACAGCACGTCAGAAACGCAGGCTGCCACACCAAAGGCAGTGAAGGCGGCATATGACCTTGCAGCAGGTAAGGCACCTGTCAGTCACACGCACCCGTGGAGCCAGATAACAGATGTGCCTGCAGCTTCACTGACGGTAAAAGGCACCGTGCAACTCAGCAGCGCTACTAACAGCACGTCAGAAACGCAGGCTGCCACACCAAAAGCCGTGAGGGCTGCATATGATCTTGCAGCAGGTAAAGCATCCGCCAGTCACACACACCCGTGGAATCAGATAACGGATGTGCCTGCAGCTTCACTGACGGTAAAAGGCACCGTGCAACTCAGCAGCGCTACTAACAGCACGTCAGAAACGCAGGCTGCCACACCAAAAGCCGTGAAGGCTGTATATGACCTTGCCAATGGAAAACAACCTGCCGACGCCACACTGACCGCACTGGCAGGCCTTGCCACTGCGGCAGACAAACTTCCGTATTTTACGGGGAATGATACAGCCAGCCTGACAACCCTGACTAACGTTGGACGGAATATTCTGGATAAAGCAAGCACACAGGCGGTTATTCAATATCTTGGTCTGAGCGATGCAAGTGGATACGTTGGACGTTGGCTGAATACCCGGGTTTTCACCTCATCAGGTACGTACACCCCGACGCCAGGAACAAAACGGATTAGGGTCACAATAACGGGCGGCGGTGGCGGAGGGGGCGGCTGCAAGGCTATATCCAATAATGAAACGTTTTTCGGTGCTGGCGGCGGGGCAGGTGGGACAGTAATCACCACGCTGATCCTGACGAAGGATAGTTATCCTGTCACTATCGGCGCAGGTGGGGCCGGCGGCGTTAGTGCGACGAACGGCCTCAAGGGCGGTGATAGCTCGTTCGGATCGGTAATAGCCCCTGGTGGTGAAGGTGGTGGAAAATCAGGAGTCACAAACACGAACGGTGGTAACGGCGGTGTGCCAAGTACTGGCGGTATCAACATCATTGGTGGAAATGGAGGCGACGGTCAGTCCGGAAATATCGGCGTCAGCGGTGAAGGCGGAACATCGCACTGGGGTGGCGGTGGACGCGCAGGCGCTGGCGGTGGTGTTAGTGGTAAGGCATATGGTTCAGGTGGCGGTGGCGCATACGATGCCGGTTATAGCGGAACCAGTATGACAGGCGGGAAAGGTGCAGCTGGGATTTGTATTATCGAGGAGTTTGCATAATGAATGCGTCATATGCAGTTATTGAAAATGGGATGGTTGTGAATGTCATTGTCTGGGATGGCGAGGCTGAATTCACAGTGCCGGATAATCAGCAGCTCATTAATATTTCTGATATCAGTGAGCAGCCCGGAATCGGCTGGGTTTATTCAGACGGGGGATTTACTGCACCACCCACCCAGGAACGTTCTCATGATGAACTGGTAGCTGACGCTGAACAGAAAAAACAGTCGCTGTTAGACGCAGCAATGGCCAATATCAGCGTGATTCAGTTAAAGCTGCAGGCCGGGCGCAAACTGACGCAAGAGGAAACTACCCGACTTAACGTTGTGCTGGATTATATCGAGGCTGTGACGGCAACAGATACCAGCACCGCACCTGATATTATTTGGCCTGTTTTCCCTGCAAGCAGATAAATACCGTCATTTTGTGTGAATAACGGTACAACTGCGCTTAGCTGCTTGTCAGACACAATCACTTCAACATAGGGCGAAGCCTAATCCAATCAGGAGGTTCGCCACTATGGCTCAGGATTACCACCACGGAGTGCGCGTTGTTGAAGTCAGCGAAGGCACTCGATCCATTACCACGGTGAGCACCGCCATCGTGGGCATGGTCTGCACGGGCGATGATGCCGATGCAAAAATGTTCCCTCTTAATAAACCCGTGCTGATCACTGATGTGCTTACTGCCAGCGGTAAGGCGGGTGAATCCGGTACGCTGGCCCGCTCGCTGGATGCCATCGCTGACCAGGCAAAACCCGTGACCGTTGTTGTGCGTGTGCCGCAGGGTGAAACGGAAGAAGAAACCACGACCAATATCATCGGCGCAGTGACTGCTGAAGGTAAAAAAACTGGTATGAAAGCCCTGTTATCTGCCCAGTCACAGCTCGGTGTTAAACCGCGCATCCTCGGCGTGCCGGGGCACGATAATAAAGCCGTTGCTACTGAGTTGCTGGGCGTGGCGCAAAGCCTGCGTGGGTTTGCTTACCTGTCAGCGTATGGCTGCAAGACGGTGCAGGAGGCGATCACTTACCGTGAAAACTTCAGTCAGCGTGAAGGGATGCTGATCTGGCCTGACTTTACTGGCTGGGACACGGTGCTGAATGCCGACGCAACGGCATATGCCACCGCCCGTGCGCTTGGTCTGCGTGCCAAAATTGATGAGCAGACAGGGTGGCACAAAAGCCTGTCCAACGTGGGCGTGAACGGTGTCACCGGAATTTCTGCTGATGTGTTCTGGGATCTGCAGGACCCGGCAACTGATGCGGGACTGCTTAACCAGAACGATGTTACCACACTTATCCGCAAAGACGGCTTTCGCTTCTGGGGTTCCCGCTGCCTGAGTGATGACCCACTCTTTGCCTTCGAAAACTACACCCGCACGGCGCAGGTGCTGATGGACACGATGGCAGAAGCGCCAATGTGGGCGGTCGATAAACCGCTGAATCCGTCGCTGGCCCGCGACATTATCGAAGGTATCCGCGCCAAAATGCGCAGCCTGATCAGTCAGGGCTATCTCATTGGTGGCGATTGCTGGCTGGATGAGTCGGTGAACGACAAAGACACTCTGAAAGCTGGAAAACTCACCATCGACTACGACTACACACCAGTGCCGCCACTTGAAAATCTGATGCTGCGCCAGCGCATCACCGATCAGTACCTGGTGAATTTTGCCAGCCAGGTCAGCGCGTAAGGGGACAACATGGCTTTACCACGCAAATTAAAACATCTGAACCTGTTTAACGACGGGAACAACTGGCAGGGGATCGTAGAGTCGCTGACGCTGCCGAAATTCACCCGCAAATATGAGAAGTATCGCGGCGGCGGAATGCCGGGTGCAGTGGATGTGGATCTGGGGCTTGATGACAGTGCTCTGGACACAGAGTTTTCCATTGGTGGTACTGAACTGCTGCTGTTTAAACAGATGGGCAAAGCCACGGTGGATGGCATCCAGTTGCGCTTTACCGGCTCTATCCAGCGTGATGATACCGGGGAAGTACAGGCCGTGGAGCTTGTGGTGCGTGGACGTCACAAAGAAGTGGACTCCGGTGAGTGGAAGACGGGCGAAAGCAACACCACCAAAGTGACCAGTACCAACAGTTACGCGAAGCTGACTATCAATGGTGAGGTGCTCTATGAAGTGGACCTTATCAACATGGTGGAAATTGTGGACGGTGTGGACCTGATGGAAGCGCACCGCAACGCCCTCGGCCTCTGATGTATCTGAACGGCGCGGAATGCCGCGCCAGAACCCAATTTACAGGACAGAAAAATGAGTGATAAGCAGACTGAAAAGACCATTCAACTGGATACCCCTATCAAGCGCGGTAAAACGGAAATCACCGAAATTGTGCTGCGTAAACCGCAGTCCGGTGCGCTGCGCGGTACACGCCTGCAGGCCATTATGGATATGGATGTGAACGCGATGATTACCGTGATCCCCCGCATCTCCAGCCCGGCACTGACCGCACAGGAAATTGCAGAGATGGACCCGGCAGATCTCACTGCCATGTCGGTTGAGGTTGTCACTTTTTTGTTGAAGAAGTCGGTGCTTGCCGGTTTACCGACAGCCTGACGGTTGACGATCTGGTAGCAGATATCGCCACCATTTTTCACTGGCCGCCATCCGTTACTGACGTTATGCCGCTGACCGAAGTGCTGGAATGGCGGTATAAAGCGATTCAGAGAAGCGGGGCCAACGATGAGTGATAACAACCTGCGCCTGCAGGTCATTCTTAATGCGGTTGACAAACTCACCCGCCCATTCCGTGCTGCACAGGCCAGTTCGAAAGAGCTGGCTGGCGCAATCAGAAACTCCCGTGACGCATTAAAGCAACTCAATCAGGCGGGTAACAGCTTGGAAAAATTTCGCAAGCTGCAGGCCGATAACAAGAAGTTAGGCGACAGGCTGAACTATGCCAGACAGAAGGCAAATTTGCTTAGTTCTGAGCTGGAAGCGATGGAACAACCATCACAACGGCACCTTGTGGCTTTAGGTCGGCAAACGCTGGCAGTCCAACGCCTGGAAGAACAACAAAAATATTTGCAGAAGCAAACGGCGCTTGTGCGTGCAGAACTGTACCGGACGGGAATTTCTGCGAAAGATGATGCGGGAGCAACTGCCCGTTTAGCCCGTGAAACATCACGTTATAACCAGGAATTGTCGAAACAGGAGGCGCGGCTGAAGCGACTGGGTGAAGCTCAGCGCAGGATGAATGCGGCGCGTGCCAGTTATGCCCGTTCGCTGGAGGTGCGCGATCGTATTGCAGGAGCCGGAGCCACTACCACGGCTGCAGGGCTGGCAATGGGGACGCCAGTGATGGCGGCAGTAAAAAGCTATACCAGCATGGAAGATGCCATGAAAGGTGTGGCAAAGCAGGTCAATGGTCTGCGTGACGATAATGGAAACCGTACTGCACGTTTTTATGAAATGCAGGATGCCATCAAGGCTGCCAGCGAACAGTTGCCGATGGAAAACGGTGCGGTGGACTTCGCTGCACTGGTTGAAGGTGGTGCGCGCATGAACGTCGCAGACCCTGACGACAGCTGGGAAGACCAGAAACGTGACCTGCTGGCCTTCGCCAGTACGGCAGCAAAGGCGGCAACAGCCTTTGAGCTGCCAGCGGATGAACTGTCAGAAAGTCTGGGGAAAATCGCCCAGCTCTACAAAATACCTACCCGCAATATTGAACAGCTCGGCGATGCGCTGAACTATCTGGATGATAACGCCATGTCGAAAGGGGCGGACATCATTGATGTGATGCAACGTCTGGGCGGTGTGGCTGACCGTCTGGATTATCGTAAAGCGGCGGCACTGGGTTCCACCTTTCTGACACTGGGCGCTGCGCCGGAGGTTGCAGCCAGTGCAGCAAACGCGATGGTGCGTGAATTGTCCATTGCCACCATGCAAAGCAAGAGTTTCTTTGAAGGGATGAATCTGCTGAAACTCAATCCTGAAGTGATTGAAAAGCAGATGACGAAGGATGCGATGGGAACTATCCAGCGTGTGCTGGAGAAGGTGAACGCACTGCCGCAGGACAAGCGTCTGTCTGCCATGACCATGTTGTTTGGTAAAGAGTTTGGCGATGACGCGGCGAAACTGGCAAACAACCTGCCGGAACTACAGCGCCAGCTAAAACTGACAGCGGGCAATGATGCGCTCGGTTCCATGCAGAAAGAATCCGACATCAACAAGGACTCACTTTCTGCTCAGTGGTTGCTGGTTAAAACCGGAGCGCAGAATACCTTCAGCAGCCTGGGCGAAACGCTGCGCCAGCCGCTGATGGATATTCTGTACACGGTGAAAAGCGTTACGGGAGCGTTGCGTCGCTGGGTGGAAGCTAACCCGGAACTGACGGGCACACTGATGAAAGTAGCCGCTATTGTGGCTGCGGTTACCGTAGGCCTCGGCACCTTGGCTGTGGCGCTGGCTGCAGTGCTGGGGCCGCTGGCAGTCATCCGTCTGGGATTCTCTGTGCTGGGCATCAAAACGTTACCTTCCGTTACGGCAGCAGTAACACGAACTAGCAGCGCGTTGTCCTGGCTGGCTGGCGCTCCACTGGCAGTGCTGCGACGCGGGCTTGCTTCATCGGGTAACGCAGCGGGTTTACTTACTGCGCCGTTGTCGTCTTTGCGCCGTACGGCATCACTGACGGGAAATGTCCTGAAAACTGTAGCAGGTGCGCCGGTTGCACTATTGCGGTCTGGATTATCCGCTTTACATGCTGTTGCTGTGATGTTTATGAATCCTCTGGCGGTACTGCGCGGTGGACTGGCTGCCGTAGGCGCGGTGCTTCGTGTGCTTGCATCTGGTCCGCTGGCGATGCTGCGCGTTGCCCTGTATGCCATATCTGGTCTGTTAGGTGCTCTGCTCAGTCCGATAGGTCTTGTGGTTACTGCACTGGCGGGCGTGGCGCTGGTTGTCTGGAAATACTGGCAACCCATCACCGCATTTCTCGGTGGCGTGGTGGAAGGATTCAAAGCGGCGGCAGGTCCCATCAGTGCTGCATTCGAACCACTTAAGCCTGTGTTTCAGTGGATTGGCGACAAAGTACAGGCGCTGTGGGGCTGGTTTACTGATCTGCTGACGCCCGTTAAGTCGACCTCTGCCGAACTGCAGAGTGCAGCGGCAATGGGGCGGCGATTCGGGGAGGCACTGGCGGAAGGGCTGAATATGGTCATGCATCCGCTGGACTCCCTGAAATCCGGCGTTTCCTGGTTGCTGGAGAAGCTCGGCATTGTCAGTAAAGAGGCCGCAAAGGCAAAACTGCCGGAAAGCGTGACGCGTCAGCAACCTGCGACGGTGAATGCAGACGGTAAAGTGATGATGCCATCGGGTGGTTTTCCATCATGGGGATATGGCTTTGCGGGGATGTATGACAGCGGCGGGTATATCCCGCGCGGGCAGTTTGGCATCGTCGGTGAAAACGGGCCGGAAATTGTTAACGGCCCGGCAAATGTGACCAGCCGGAGAAATACAGCTGCACTGGCTGCCGTTGTTGCCGGAATGATGGGCGTTGCTGCCGCGCCTGCAGAGCTTCCACCGTTGCATCCTTTGGCACTTCCCGCGAAAGGCGGCGAAGCGATGGTGAGTCGTGCAGCCACTGTGCCGCCCGTTCACCGGATTGAGGCACCGACGCAGATCATCATTCAGACGCAGCCAGGACAAAGTGCGCAGGATATTGCGCGGGAGGTGGCACGCCAGCTTGATGAACGTGAACGCAGGCTGAAGGCAAAAGCCAGGAGTAACTACAGCGATCAGGGGGGATACGACGCATGATGATGGTGCTGGGATTGTACGTGTTTATGCTGCGCACCGTTCCGTATCAGGAACTGCAGTATCAACGCAGCTGGCGACATGCGGCAAACAGCCGGGTAAACCGTCGTCCGTCCACGCAGTTTCTGGGACCGGACAACGACATGCTGACGCTTTCCGGTGTTCTTATGCCGGAGATAACAGGCGGCAGGCTGTCGTTGCTGGCTCTGGAGCAGATGGCAGAACAGGGGAAAGCATGGCCCCTGATTGAAGGTAGCGGCACGATTTACGGCATGTATGTGATTGAGGGACTGAATCAGACTAAAACGGAGTTTTTCCGCGACGGTATGCCGCGCCGGATTGAGTTCACCCTGTCGCTCAAACGGGTGGATGAATCCCTGTCCGATATGTTCGGTGATCTCAATTCGCAGCTGAATAAGCTGCAGGACACGGCAACATCTGCATTAAGCGATATCAGTAAAACTGTGGGAGGGCTGCTGTCGTGAATTTCAGCTCTGAACTGCTTAACAAAGGTAACAAAACTCCCGCATTCAGCATCAGTATTGAGGGCAGGGATATCACCACTGTGCTGGATAACCGCCTGATGAGGCTGACGCTGACGGATAACCGGGGCTTTGAAGCGGACCAGCTTGATCTGGAGCTGGACGACGCCGATGGAAAAATAGCGCTGCCGCGCCGTGGTGCTGTCATTACGCTGGCGCTGGGCTGGAAGGGGCAGCCGCTTTTCCCGAAAGGGGCATTCACGGTGGACGAGATTGAACACACTGGCGCACCGGACCGCCTGACTATCCGGGCGCGAAGTGCTGATTTTCGGGAAACGCTGAATACCCGCCGTGAAAAATCGTGGCATAAGACCACCGTCGGGGAAGTGGTGAAGGAAATAGCCTCGCGGCATAAGCTGAAGATGGCACTGGGTAAAGACCTGTCGGATAAGCTCGTAGAGCATATAGACCAGACTAATGAGAGTGACGGTAGTTTTCTGATGCGGCTGGCGCGACAGTACGGTGCCATCGCGTCGGTGAAAAATGGCAATCTGTTATTCATCCGGCAGGGGCAGGGCAAAAGCGCCACTGGTAAACCACTGCCGGTGATCACTATCACACGCAAGGACGGCGACAGTCACCGCTTTACCCTGGCAGATCGCGGAGCCTACACGGGCGTAATTGCCAGTTGGTTGCATACCCGCGAACCCGCGAAGAAAGAAAGCACCACGGTGAAGCGTAAGCGCAGGACTAAGAAGCAGAAGAAAGAGCCGGAAGCGAAGCAGGGCGATTACCTGGTGGGTACGGATGAAAACGTGCTGGTACTTAATCGCACCTATGCTAATCGGAGTAACGCCGAACGGGCAGCGAAAATGCAGTGGGAACGCCTGCAACGCGGCGTTGCGTCATTCTCGCTACAACTGGCGGAAGGGCGGGCAGATCTCTACACGGAAATGCCAGTGAAAGTCAGTGGCTTTAAACAGCCGATAGATGATGCGGAATGGACCATTACGACTCTGACGCATACCGTCAGCCCGGATAACGGTTTTACGACCAGTCTGGAGCTTGAAGTGAGGATTGATGATTTCGAAATGGAATGATTCTTCGCAATGGAGAACTTTTAAGTTTGTAAAATAGAATAATGCGGTATCATTATTGTGAATTTAGCAAAAATGGGGAGAGCTCGAAAAATGATGATTTGCCCACTGTGTGGAAGTGCCGCCCATACTCGCAGCAGTTTTCAGGTATCTTCATTGACCAAAGAGCGTTACAACCAGTGCCAGAACATTAACTGCAGCCATACTTTTGTTACCCATGAAACTTTTGTTCGTTCGATTGCAACGCCAAAAGAGTCAAATCCGGTTCAGCCGCATCCAATGAAATCAGGACAGGTGGCGCTCTCTCTTTGACGCTGCCGCCATTTTGTCGCCATCGTTAAAAAACAGTGCTTCTAACATCATGATTTTAAACAGCTTAAATTTCAGGCAACAAAAAACCCATCAACCTTGAACCGAAATGGCGGGGTTGATGGGCTCCACAAAATGGGGACATCAAAGAAAAGCAGTGGCACTAATTAAGACTGATGCCCTGCGGAAAAGTTCTGCGGTTGTGCAAAAAAATTTCATTTTCAGGGCAACTTCAGTTTTATCCTAATCCTGGCCATACCATGACGATGATTGTCCCTGCCAGCGTCAGCAGGACGTTGGCGATTGCGTAGGTGCCCGCATAGCCCAGCGCAGGGATGTTACTGCGAGCTGTATCACTGATGATCTCCATTGCCGGCGCGCAGGTGCGTGCGCCCATCATTGCGCCGAACAACAGTGCGCGGTTCATTCGCAATACATAAGCACCGAACAAGAAACAGATAACCACGGGCACAAGACTGACAATTAATCCGGCAATCAACATCTGACCGCCAATCGCGCCCAGGCCGTTATTAATACCGCTACCGGCGCTCAGACCAACGCCTGCCATAAACACCATCAAGCCGAACTCTTTCACCATGCTTAATGCACCTTGCGGAATGTAACCGAAGGTCGGGTGATTAGCACGCATAAAGCCCAGCATAATTCCGGCGAATAACAACCCGGCAGCGTTCCCCATGCCGAAACTGAATGTGCTGAACTGGAAGGTGATCATCCCGATCATCAGCCCAATAACAAAGAAGGCGCAAAATGCCAGCAGGTCAGTGACCTGGCTGTGAATCGAGATAAAGCCGATGCGATCGGCGATGGTTTTTACGCGACGGGCATCACCGCTGACTTGTAAAACGTCACCTTTGTTAAGCACGACGTTGTCATCTATCGGCATCTCAATCTGGCTACGAATGACGCGGTTAAGGAAGCAACCGTGATCGGTCAACTTCAGTTGTGCGAGACGTTTACCTACAGCGTTATGGTTTTTAACGACCACTTCTTCAGTGACGATACGCATGTCGAGAAGGTCACGATCGAAAACTTCTTTACCGTTACGGAAGCTGGGATCGAGTCGGGCATGGGCGTCGGGATAGCCTACCAACGCTATTTCATCGCCCATTTGTAGCACGGCATCACCGTCTGGATTTGCCAGAATCCCGTTACGTCGAATACGTTCAATGTAGCAGCCGGTTTGTCGATAAATACCCAGTTCACGCAGATTTTTGCCGTCGGTCCAGGCCACCAGCTCCGGGCCGACGCGATAGGCGCGGATCACCGGTAAATAAACCTTACGGTTGGCATCAGTGTCCAGGCCACGTTCGCGGGCGATTTGCTGGGCGCTGGTCTGTAAGTCCTGATGCTGCAATTTCGGCAAGTAACGCGCACCAACAATCAAACTCACCAGACCGATTAAATAGGTTAAGGCATACCCGAGGCTCAGATTATCCAGTGCCAGTGAGAGCTGCCTGCTTTCCATGCCGGAATGACGCAGTGTATCGCCAGCACCGACCAGAACCGGTGTCGACGTCATAGAGCCTGCTAACATACCGGCCGTCAGGCCAATATCCCAGCCAAACAGCTTACCTAACCCTAAGGCGATCACCAGCGCACTGCCAACCATCACCAGTGCTAACATTAGGTAATTTTTCCCATCGCGAAAAAAAATGGAAAAAAAGTTCGGTCCGGCTTCAACCCCAACACAGAAAATAAACAGCATAAAGCCAAGATTAAGCGCATCGGTGTTAATGCTGAAATGATGTTGGCCTAATAACAGCGATACGACTAAAACGCCAATGGAATTACCCAGTTGGATCGAACCAAGTCGTAACTTTCCGAGACATAGCCCAAGCGCGAGGACCACAAATAATAACAGAATGTAATTCCCATTTAACAATTCGGCGACGTTTATATTCACGGAGGCTAACTTCTTGTTTACTAGTAAGCTGTTGAAAGAAATGGTAATTTACGATAATGTTTTTTACCAGAATTCAGGGCGCAGATTCATTCAGCGCACCTAAACGATAGTAAAGTAACAATATATTTTACTAGTGTAATCACATTAGGTATCAACGGCTATATGAATTGCGTTGGCCTATATTAGCATGGAATGCGAAGCGGCTTTATCTTACTGAACGCCACACTGGCGAAAAATGTGTTCGATAGACGCAGTGTCAGGAGGAACGAGTGAAACATAAACAACGTTGGGCGGGGGCAATCTGCTGTTTTGTCCTCTTCATTGTGGTGTGCCTTTTTCTGGCGACGCACATGAAAGGCGCTTTTCGGGCTGCCGGGCATCCTGAAATCGGCTTGCTGTTTTTCATTCTTCCTGGAGCAGTTGCCAGTTTCTTTTCACAGCGTAGAGAAGTCCTGAAACCTCTGTTTGGCGCAATGCTGGCGGCACCCTGTTCAATGCTTATTATGCGGCTGTTTTTTTCACCGACCCGCTCATTCTGGCAAGAGCTGGCATGGTTACTAAGCGCGGTGTTCTGGTGTGCGCTGGGGGCACTGTGTTTCTTATTTATCAGTAGTTTGTTTAAACCACAGCACAGAAAAAATCAGTAAAGCCCTCAACGTGAGGGCTTGTCAGACGATCAGGCGTCCAGATTTTCTTTCACCCATGCAGCAAAATCGGTATAGCCGCCGATATGTTGCTGATCGACAAAAATCTGCGGCACGGTTTCTACGGGTTTACCTGCCTTTTGTTGTAGATCTTCTTTAGTGATCCCTTCCGCACGAATATCAACATACTGATACTGAAAATCATCGCGTTCATTGCTCAATTTCTCAGCCAGATCTTTTGCACGCACACAGTAAGGGCAACCCGGACGACCAAAAATAACGGTTTGCAT